CATCCACTGTTCTTTTGTAAACGGTGCTTGACTAAAATCATAATTATCAAATGTAGCTAAATTTTTATAGTCTCCACCAGACCCACTAATGTATTTATTCATTTCAGATAAAGTAGTTGGCATACCACCATTAGAAAAGTTTTGAACAGGTGCATAACCCTGTGGTATAGGAGTAGTAGGAGTCCATACACCATTAGGGTTTATTGTGCCTGTAACATATAAAGTCATACCTTGGGGATTTCTGTAGAGCCTTTGCTCTATCATACCTGTAGTACCTGCTGCTGTCTTCTCTGCAAGTGTTTGAGGTTGTAAATTCTGAGCCTGAAGATTAGCTCTGTTTTGAAAGTCTTGAGCTTGCTGACTTACATTTGCTTGAAATGTAGGTGCTTGCTCCATAGTCACACCTTCAGGTGCTGTAAAGGTTGGTGGTTGAACAGAGGTCATTGGAGAAGATAGTGTAGGTAAAGTTACGACGCCATCAGGAGAAAAAACTTTTTGTGCTTGTTGAAGTTCTGCAGGATCAGGTGTAATAGAAACTACTGGAGCTTGTGTTACAGCAGGTGTTACATCAGGAACAGTTACAGATGCAGGGGCAGTGGTGGTGGAAGTGGTTTCTTCTGGAGTATCATCTGTAGTCTCTTCTTCTTCTGGTGTATAACCATAACCTGCTACAATACCTGCCTCTAATGCTCTTGCAGCATCATTAGCAAGCAATGGTTGAAAAATTCCATCCTTATTTGTATAACCTACAAGAATAGTTCCGTCAACATTTTTTCCTTGTAAGACCTGATTGTATATACTTGTATCATGTAGATTAGGATCTAAGTTTTTATTAAATTCTGTTCCTTTAAAATATTCTGCACGAACATCACTACGACCACGTATGTAATCACCATAACCTGCTGCTCCCTCATTACCTTTAGCTATGGCTCTTTTGTAAGCCGCTTGATATTTACTATGCTCTTCCTCCGCTTGAGAACCTCCAAAAGGATCTTTTATGTCAATAAGACCTTGAACAGCTTGTTGGTCTGCAAGTGATAAAGCGTTATAGGCCGCTCTTTGTTCTGCATCTCCTATGTTTGTAAACCCTGTTTTAAGGTTATCCATACTGTAAGTAGAGGGGTCTAAAATATTACCAAACCCTGTTCCTCCTTGAGGGTAATTTTTTTGATAGTTTTTAAGGTCTTCACTTACTGTATTAGGGGCTGTTTGTTTTTGTTTTGCTAAGTAATCTGCTACACCTTGGGCCCATCCTGTTACTTTGCCTGTTAACTTGTCTATAACCCCTTCTGGATCTTTGCCAGGAGCCATATAAACAATTCCACCATCTTCCATAGGCCTAGCAAACGGGTTTTGCTGTTGAGCCATTGCCGCCGCCATAGCAGGAGAAGCCGCTTGAGCAGGCATTGCTTGAGACTGAGCAGGCATCATAGATTTCGCTTGAGATTGTGTCGCCATTTGCACTTGTGGATTATAAACTTGAGAGCCATACGGAGATAAGTTTTGTTTAGCAATATTTTCTTTTCCAGTAATTAGATTTGAAACGTCGGTAATATTTACCGTACCATCTTGATTAAGATCATATTGTTTCATAAAAGCAGGCGTCATTTCAGCGGCACCAGTGGATAAATCTAAAGCCTGTTGCACATTCAAACTACCATAATTTGGTTGACCTTGTCCCATTGCCTGTGGTTGTTGCTGTTGTTGAACTTGACCCTGACCCTGACCCATGTTGTTTATAGGCATAGCTTGAGAAGGAGTTTGAATTTGCGTTTGTTGGGACGCAGGAGTAACCATAGGCATATTCATATCAGCAAACTGCATACCCGAACCCGCCATTTGATTTTGGTTGTTCTGAATAATTTGTTGATCTACCATACTAATAGTACCGTCATTATTAACATCATATTGAGACAATAAAGCAGGAGTCTGCTCTACATTACCCACAATCATGTCACTCACCATCTGTGGACTTAAATTACTATATCTAAAAGGATCGTATTGCGACATTATCCTGCCCTCTGCTTCATTATTTCACGTTCACGGGCCGCATCAATACGGGCCGTAGTCTGCCGTTCCTGACTCTGAATCTTTGTATTAAACTGACGCTGACGCTCTTGTAAGGTCTGTTGATCCAACGCTAGTTCGGCTTGATCCATTTGTGCATCCTGTTGAGACTCTTGAGCTTTTAACTCTAATTCTTTCTCTTTCAACTGTACCAGAGGATCTGGACCTTGACCAGACATTTGTTGAGACATATCCTTAACCTTCTGAAGGCCCTGTGCAACAAACTGAGCGGTTAACCCTTCAATTGCCAACATCTCCTCCTCAGAAGCCGCCTGACCGCCTTTCTGCTGAACTTGCTGTAAATAAGATACCGCCGCCTGCTCACGGGCGCCAATCTTAACATGCTCCAAAATATGCTTTTGAAGCGCTATCGCAACAGGCGGAATCCCCGCCACCATCGGAGTACTGCCAAAAATCAAATGGGCCTGAATATGCGCTTCATGCTCCTGACCCTCAAAAGCCTTCAACACAATGCCGTCCATAGCATCAATGTTCTCTTGGGCAGGGTCCGTGGGCCGCGCTTCGTCTTCAGGAACCGCTTTCATTATTCTATCTATGTCGCTCACGCCCAACGCTTCATACATGTCTTTGTATACTTCATGCAAATTATGCAACTCTGGAGCTTGCGCGGCTAACTGTAATTTTGTTTGTGCTAATACGATCCTTTGCGCCTGACTAAACGTATTCGGATTGGAAACAGGAACGACGTCTACCCGTTCATCGAAATCCTTTGCCATAACCGCACTGTCTTCCCCGTGAATAGCATAAGGATATTCCTGCGGCAAAAACTCTCCCATTACCCGTGAAAGAATCTTAAACTCTACCCGCATAGCGTAATGCAGTCTTTTATGTACAGCGCTCATTACCCGCGAACCCTGCTCCAACATGGCTATGGTTGTACCAACCGCGGCCTGTTGATTACCATCTCCAACCTTCATATCGGTAATTGTTGCAAACCTACGGCCCGCATCCACAACAAAACCTAATAAATTAAACAACGTCCCGTCAGGACCCTTAAAAGGTAGCGGCATAAGGCTGTCACGAATAGCCCCACCTGGAGCATCTACATCTCTAAACTCTCCAGGCTGAAGAGGATCGTCATCGTCACGTATACGCAATCCACGGGCTTTAAAACCCGCAGGGAGATTGGATAGCGTGCCTGCATCGATCAACTGCCTCAGTGCCGCGGTGGCAGTTCGTGACAGGCCACCAATCGTATGTATCAGTCCAAGTCCGTAAAAGCCAAACCCTGGTAAGAACTTGTAATGAACAAAATACTGTATTTTGGCTTTGGTCTTGTCATCTTCCTTATAATTACGGCGAATAGAGAGTACTTGCCCGTTATCCTGTGATATAGATACAACATAAGGAACCTTTATTCCTGTTGGTTCCCCTTCATCGTCCACTTCTTCATGCCCCTGAAGATCCAAATCCGCATGACATTCCAAAATAGTGCAGTCATAATCGATTTGAGAGGGCTCTGATCCGTCAATCCTGTCTAATTCTTTCTCAACAGAGTTTAATTCCGCTTGAGCAGGAATAACGTCAATGTCTAAATAAAACCCCGAAACCTGCTTTTTACGCAGTTCATTTAAGGGCATACGGATAACTTGCGTAATATTAGGACAAGTTTCCAAATCTGATGTTTCATACGGTACAACTAGCTGTTCCGCAGGAACAAATTTACTAACCGCACGGTCTAAAACCTCATCAAAATACACTTTTTTAAAGGTACTTCCCGCCAACGGTAAATAAAACAGCATCTGATCCATGTCAGGCGTGTAATCTTCCATAACATTTGTCAGGTAATAATTCATAAATTGCTTAACACGAACCGCCTGTTCTTGCTTTTCGCGTGTATCATTGCCTACAACTATCGTTTTTACGGGGCCCCCAGAAGGTAAAAGCTCATTAAAAGCCTGTGCTTGAAACTGCGTGGCCGCTTCCGCCAATAAAGGATGAACAACACCCGACGCACCCCTAAAAGGTTGCGTTCTATCCTCATAAGTAAAGCCTAAAAGCTCTAAACCATTCGCATAAGTGTCTTCCCATTGCTGTCTACTAGCCTTATTTGCGTCAAATTCGCTCAATAAATCGCTTGCAATTCGTTGTAATTCCCTATCTGGAAGAGTTTCAGCTAGAT